TCTGCATCATCTGCATCATCTGCATCATCTGCATCATCTGCATCATCTGCATCATCTGCATTAATACCCATGCCTTTGATATCATCATCAGAGAACATAAGGATGTTTTTCATTGCCCATTCCTTAGAGAAATACTCGCCAACATATTGCTCTGCCATGTCCATAGTTTGCAGACGCTCTCTTAACACTTCCGAGTCTTTCAGTTCTGAGAAGTGATTATCTTTCGAGTAGTTGAACTGAATATCATTGTACATCTGATCCCAATCATCTTCTGTGATGATTCCTTTTAGGATAAGCTGCTTCTTGAGGATCTCTCGGAATACCATAGAGAATCTCTTACGAAGACGGTCAATGAACTTCTGAAACTTGATTTCATCTCTGTTGATCTCTGTGGATCTTCCGAGTGAGAACTGGCTTTCTTGTTCGAGTCTGTTGACAGGAACATTAAGTGATCTGTACAATCTCTTTTGAAAATAGATAATGTCGTCGATTTCACCTAGGTTAGACCCACCTGGTAAGGAAGATACTTCAGTACCTCGACCACCCTCTCGGCGTGGCATCCAGAAGTCTTCCAGCATTGACATATGTTTTCTATCATCTTTGATGGCACCTGTTGATGCGTCATATACTAGTTTATTTCTATATTTGGACATCAAGTCCTTCATATACTCTTCTGCCTTACCTTTCGGTAGGTTACCAATATCAACATAGAATATTCTACGCTCTGGCGCTCTAGCAAGTCGGTAAATGACCAGCGAATCTTCCATCATGCGTAGTTGGTTGATAGGTTTTAATGCTTTGTGTAAGTGTGATACAACAGACTTACGTCCAGAATCTAAGAGACCAGATGTGATATACACAACTGAGTCGTTTGTTAGTTTTACACCAGAGTTCTGTTGCCCTGGTTTTTCTTGGTAGATGTAATACTCATTGGTAGCCTCAATAATGTTGGCACCAGTTTGAGGATCTTTCTTTTTCTTTATTTCTTTTACCTTACGGATCTTGGCAGAGTCAATGGGACGAATATCGGCAATACCATTCTTCATGGTACTTTCGTTCACAACTAAGTGGTACACAATCCTACCATCAACATACCATCTTTTGAATATGTCGTGACCGAGTTCGTTGAACTTCAGCATCTGTAGAATAGTTTTAAATTCCTCTGAGATCAGAGTTTTGATCTTATCCGATACTTCTAGTTTATCGAGTTGTACCTCGATTGGTGCATCATCAGTACCAACAATAGATTCATTCACAATATCCTCAAGTGCAGCATCAACTTCTGGATGCATTGCCACTCCACGATATTTGTGAATCAGTGTTGAGTTATCCTTGGATTGGTCTCCATGAATATCAATGTACTGACCATAGTGCGCTCCACTTGATGTTACATAACCAGCGCCGTCATCATCAATCTTGGGTACGATTGATTTTAGTTTCTTATCTTCTTGTTCAGCACTTTTGGATCGAGTAATCTCGAAACCAAAGAGCCGTAAAGAGTTATCAGCCATACCGTTTTCTTTCAAATAAAATTAAAGTCTTTGTTTAGATGGGGCATCTCTGCCCCATCTGTTCTTATATATACGAACCTTATGAGGTTGTATTTGATTCCCAATACTGCATTTCAAACGTCACTGTGAATCTTTCGATATCATCGTTTGTTCCATATGCCAAGTCGATTGCTGAGATAGAAGATGGGAAACAGCCTCTGAAGTTATATGTCTTCAATACTGTTTCATCTCTATCCAACTGTTCAACAATCAAGTCTGCTTCGTAATCAACAGGCGCTGTCAGACCAGTATTTGCACTATGTGCATTGATACCATTCATCCAACGTTCCATTGCGTCACGTACCCTAAAGTCGGTGTCGTTAATGATTGTTGGTGACCATTGTTCAAATGTTCGATCACCAGCAATTTTAAGTTGCCGACCTCTGAAAGGGATAGCGATTACCCCCATCGTTGAGGCTGGAAGTTGTGCCGCTTCACACATGAAAGATGTAAGTTCTACATCCCCATTTGCGTATGCAGGGAAGTTAATAGTTGCTTTGAATAGGTTTGCTCTCGCTCCCCCACCCTTTAGTTTTGCTTTGAAGTCGTCTACTGAATTGACCATTATTCTCTCCCGCCTTATACAGTGCCAACAACTTCACTAAACTCAACACCAGTTCTAACAGCTACGAAGTTTAGAGTTACGTAGTTGATTGAACGTGCTGGTTTGATGAAGATGGAGCAAATAAACTCGTTTCGGTCAATGACTGCCGGGGTGTTATTTGTATCGTCACAAACAACTTGGAAGTCGGTGATACCACGACGGCCTTGGATCTCTCTCAAGAATGGTTCAATAACGTTTTTAAATTCAGCACGAGTAAACTCATCGTTGAACTCAAACATTACGTTCCGAGCCGCAATAGCGATTGCTCTCTCAAGTCCTAGGAACAATCTACGCACGTTAATGCGGTCAAATGCGCTTGGTCTTGCGAGTTTGGTTTTGTCACCAAAGAGTAGAACACCTTGTCCTGGAATGTTGGCAATCGGATTGACCGCTGCCTTGTACAGTGTGTCTCTTTCTGTTTTCTTTGGAGAATATGCCAGTGCAGTAATACCCAAATACTGTCCACGTCTTGGTCCAGCAGGTGAGAACCATGGTGCAGCGTTATAATCGGTTGCAGCCATGATACCAGCCGTAGAAGAAGAGGCAGGGATAAAGATATACTGATCAGTAAACTTGTCATATACTTTCAAGTAGTTGTTATCTACAATCAGATAAGACGAACTTGTGAATGTATTTGCTGTTGTTACTGCAGCAGTTACTGGGTTTGCGTTATTGATAATAGCAGCCCTATTAGGAGAAGTTACTACCACACAGTCTTTACGAATACCTTGTGCGATTGCAACCATATCGTTTACAACTGCAGTTTGGTCTGACTGACTGTTCATGCCAGGAGCAATGAGGAAGTCAACCAATGTAGTATCAACATCTTCGTACTCATCAAAACCAGTTGCATATTCAGATGTGGTTAGTGCGGAACCATCGGTACCGTTAGCCATTCTCATGCTACCAGTTACTGTGCCAGTTTTTGCTTTGTTCGTAGCAGAAGTTGATGCAGTGCCAGCCTTTGCGCTAAATGGTGGTGTCGTGTGTGATCCACCAAAACCAGCCATCCAAACATATTCAGAAGCATTGTTGACAACGTTCTTTACGTAGTTCGTTGCTCCATCAGAAGTTTTGTTATCACTTGACAATGATAGGAATGGGAAAGTTTCGAGTACGGAGTTCTTAACACCTGTGAAGAGACCACCAGCGTCGATGACTGCGATATGAACTTCATCGTTTGATGAACTTCTATCTGAGTCCCAAGCAGACGTGTCGGGTGCTGCATCAAAAGATCCTTTGTATGCCCAAGCATCAAAGTCTGCTGTACCAGATGAATCTGCTGTACAGAACTGAACTTCGATTGAGTTGCCTAGTTCACCAGGCCACTTGGAAACAAATGTGTGATCCGAGTCATTGAGTGCACCGATTTGGTTGTCCCAGTTATCTCTGTTTTTAACAACAGGAGCTGCTGCAGTTCCAGAGCCACCAGCGTCTGAATCCCAGCCATTAACGGCTCCGTTGATTTCTCTAACAACACTGAGGTCGCTAGAGTATCTTAAAAAGTATGCGGCTGAATGCCATTCGACAGTGTTGTCACTGTCAGGTGAGCCAAAAGTTTCAACCAGACCTGCTTCGTTTGCGACTAGAGTGGGTGATTGTACTGGACCCCACCGAAACTCGCCTACAAAAGCGCCTGTGCTAGTTGGTACGTTTGGTACACCTCCTGTTAAATCAATCTCCTTCGTAACGATTGCTGGAGACTGAGAGGGGGTTGTAAGTGCCATAGCGTTTTATTCCTCAGTTTTTAAAGTTGATAAGCTTATCATAATACGGATGTTCAATCACAACTATTTATACTATTTTTATTTTCAAAAGTTTGTATCCGTTGGGTCGATAGCCCACCCACTTTGATGTTCTTCCACACGTGGTCCTTCAGGGGGAAGGTGATCATCTATAATACCAAATGGCATCATATCTGCTTCGATCTTTTCTATTTTATCTCTATACATCATTTCTCTAAGATTAATATTGGTCATGTCTCGAAACTGGGTTGTACTTGCAAAGTAGCCAAACATAACCAAGTTCATCATAAGATCGTCGTGGTTGCCATCAGATGCTTCGAAAGATTGTCCTCTCGCAGTAAATGTCGATATTTCCATAATGGTTTCTTGGTCTTGGATAAGAAGTTTTCCATTCTCTAAGATATCCTTGATACCACTACATCCTATTCTTTTTGATTTCCTTGTTATTTCAACACCAATCCTATCTGATTTAATGACAGATTCCATATGCAAGTTCTCATATTCTAAGTCATAGTATAATCCTCTGGTCACTAGTGACCCTTGGTCATTTGCCTCAACAATAACATATGATTCGTTGTAGAGAGTTGCATACTTATAAATAATGTCTGGGAAGAGCAATGGAGAAATATTGTTGTTGCGATATACAGCCACTTGCCTAAATGGTGATACGCTAATGTCGATTATAGTAAAGGTAGAATAGTCCTGACCTCTTCCCTTCGATACATCAGCCGTCAAAATATATTCATGGCCCCCTTTCGGCTTATCATAAACCAACAAATCCCCGCCTTCTAAATATTTTATAGGATTTGCTGCCCTAAACTCTAATAGAGTTTCTGCGCTAATCAGTGTATCTCCAGTACCAAAGAATGTATTGCCAAACTCTTGGTCAAACTGTAGTTGTGACGTATTGGCAACAGTCTCTTCTCTCCATTTTTCATTACGTCCAGGAACATCCCACCAATCTACTCTGAATGGTTTGTACGCATTTGTCCCTTGCTCTGCCCCTTGCCATATGTTATAGTACATATTACCAATGCCATTGGCAGTAGAAGTAATGATAACTTTCGTATCCTTACCAGCCGAAATAACTGGATAGGTAGATGTATAAAACTCCGCTGCCTTCTCCACGAACGCAAACTCATCGAGGAATAGCAGAGAGATAGAGAGACCACG